CCACATTATTAAGAAGTAAGGATTAGAAGTAATTCTAACAACGCGTTTAAGATTAAACCTCACACTAAAAGTGGGGTTTTTTCGTTTACTATATTTATATACAACTAATATGGTATAATCATGAGTACAGATTTTGAATTATTTCCTGGTAAGAACCTTAGTGGATTGTTTAAAGATATCTACGATAATCAACAAAACAAGAAACAAAGAATCTCAGAACTAATTGCTGAAATGAAAACAGTAATTAGACATGCTGGGGATATGGCAGTAATTGGGCCAATCATAAAAGATTTAGTTGATACATCAGTTAAGAACGATGATTCACTAATCAAGATGGCAGCAATTGCACAAAGAATTATTGGAGCATCACAAAAAGCAGAAGGAGATAGTGGATTTCTTTCTGATGATGAAAAAGAACAATTACTAAAACAGTTGGATGAGACTATTTCACAAGTTGCAGATGAACAAGATATAAAAGTTGATGAACTTACTAATGAAGTAGAAGAATTGAAACAAAGGGTAATAGCAGATGAGTAGTAGAAAACAATCTTCAAATAGTGCGTTTTTATCAAATAAGAAAACACAAACCCCCTCATTAACAGGAGTAGTATCATATGTCCATGTTGATGATAGTGAGTTTGGTACAATTATATTACCAGAAGGAACTGAGGATACGTTATCTGATAAGGATTTCCAACTTGGTTTTGCTAGAATCGTTACTCGAAAAGATTCATCTTATGATTTAGCTGATATACCAAGTTACCCACCATATGATATAGAGGAAGGATTACCCTTGATTGGAGAAACTGTTCAGTTATTCCCACTAGGTGGTCAGATGCATTACAAACGTATTTTTAATCCTGATATAAATAAAGGAAACTCTGAAGAAGATGCTTTGTTACAAGGATATCCAACAGAAAATTCAGAACAAGGTTCTGGTGATTATTCGGAAACATCTCAAACAGGAACACCAACTTCGGATGGAGATGGAGATAGAACAGCTAAATTTGGAGAATACTTTGAATCAACACAAATCAATCCACTTGTATATTATGAGGGTGATAAAATAATACAATCACGATTTGGACAATCAATTCGTTTTAGTGGATATAATAATGATGATAATTTATTTTCACCAACTATTATTATACGAAATAGACAAAATGATAAATCTATTGAAGATTTAAAAGAATTTGAAATAACAGAAGAGGATATTGTTGAAGATGGTTCTACTATCGCTATAACTAGTGGAGATTACGAATTAGATTTTGCACCAGGTACCGATGATGTTCCATTTGACACCGAACCTGTATATCACACTCCACCTGAAGAACTAAAAGGAACTGACCAAATATTAATTAATAGTGGTAGAATTATTTTATCATCCAAGGATTCTGAAATGATTTTCTTTTCAAAAAAAGATTATTCATTTATATCCGATGGTAAACTTACAATAGATAATGGTAATGCTGGTGCTGAGATAGATTTGAATGGTGAATATCGAACAACTACTAATGATAATAATATGTATTTTTTAGGTGGTAGTGGTGAGATATATTTAAATACTGAATCTAATGCTGAACCATTAAGTAGAGGACAAACTCTTATTGATATATTAGCAGAAATACTAACCGAGTTAGCAAAAGAAACACACCCAACTCCATGTGGCCCCTCCGCACCACCAGTAAACGCACCAGCTTATAATGCTATAAAAGCTAAATTAGATACGATATTATCAACTTTAAATTTTACGGAATAACAAATGTCATTTTCATTATTCAAAGCAAATATGTATTCTTATATGAGTAACCAATCAGGAGTTGGTTCATATGAAGATTGGTCAGCAAAAATAACTAATGAATATGACCAAGCAATTAAAAGAGGAAAACAAACAACAAACCAAGGCCCAATTGCTACTGGTAAGAATTCGGCCATGGAAAGTGCTTGTGTTCGAGCTTGTGAATCATACTTTGCAAAACAAGATGGACTTCATACGTTTGTAGATGAAATCGGAAAGGCCTCTATAAAATATTGGACTGGTGCTAAATTAGTTACAATAGTTCCACCAATACCTGCAATTGGAGCAATAGTAAATATCGCATCAACAGCTGCTTATGTTACTAATCCAGGTACATGGTCACCCACAGGACCTGATGCACCTACATTAAATATAATGCAATTTTTAAATAAGCTTGTAGGTGGATTTACAGTACATCTAACAACCGTACAAGGTAACTACGATACGATATCAAACTATCCTGGATTTCCAGTAGTACCACCTGCACCTGGTGTAAGACCATGGAAAGGTTGGTTGGTTCCTGGGTAAGAACCATAAAATCAACAAAGATATATTTATATTAAGATAAACAGATTTCAAAATGAACAACAAACAATTAATAAAAGTAATAAAGACTCTTGTTGAGGTAGAAACTGCCAAACAACAAGAACTCTTTTTATCGAAAACTTTTCCAAAGATATTGGAAGAGGAAGTAAATAAAAGATTAAAAGAGGTGAAGGGGGGTGTTGCTCCTCCCTCTACGCAAGTCGTTAGTGAAGAAATAGACCCTTTCCAACAAGTAGAACTTGCGTTAGAACACGAGAGAGCAACCTCAAAGAAAACATATTCTAAAAACCAATCTATAAATGAGGTTTTAAATATGACAACTCCCTTTACAAAAGCACAAAGAGCAAGTGGAGGAACACCAGGTAGTGGTAAATCAGTATTAGATACTCTACCACAACAAGAACCAATTCAAGAGAGTATGGATAAAACCGTATCATTTACATCTCAAGGAGCAGGAGCTGGAGTTGATGGAATGAGAACACAGATGGCACACAAAATGGGATATCAAACTCCATCAAAGGGTGCAAGTAAAACAGGACTAGGAGTTCAGACAGGATTACCTGGTTTGGATAGAATACTAAACAGAGATAATTCTGCATTGGTTAAAAAGTTTAAAAGATAGGATAAAGTAAGATGGCTTATGTTATTGGTAAAAAAAATGTAAAAGATTCTGCAGAGTTCGACTCATTTGCTTATGGATTGGATTTTCCATTAGCTAATGGGCCAATGGGATTCTTTAATCAAACATTTACATCATTTGACCAGGCTAAGGCTAATTTAAAAAATCTATTACTCACTAAAAAAGGTGAGAGAATAATGCAACCAGAATTTGGTACTGGTCTTACGAGATTATTATTTGAACCAATCGATGCGAGGTTTGAAGAAAGACTTAAGGATACGATAACAAAAAATGTGGGGTTTTGGTTACCATATATTAATATAAAAGATATTGAAGTTGAAATAACGGATGAGTTAACAGATAGAAATCAAGTAAACTTACACCTAAAATTCACAGTAGGTAAACAAATTGAATTACAAGAAGTAACATTCACAGTACAGGGATAATAAAAGATGGCATTAAATAGTGTAACACGAAAATCAAATCAAGGAAGAGATGTTAAGTATCTTAGCAAAGACTTCGCTTCTTTTAGAAAAAATTTAATAGAATATTCTAAGACTTATTTTCCTAAGACATATTCTGATTTTAACGAATCATCACCTGGTATGATGTTCATCGAGATGGCATCATATGTTGGGGATATTCTTTCTTATTATATAGATGATTCATTAAAAGAATCATTAATGTTATATGCTGAGGATAAACAAAATGTTATAGCTCTTGCTAAATATTTAGGATATACTCCAAAGGTAACCTCACCAGCAATTGTTAGAATGAGTGTGTATCAACTAGTACCTGCTCAAGGTATGGGTGCTGATGTTAGTCCAGATTCCGATTATTATTTACGAATTAAAGAAGGGATGATAATTGAATCAACTAAATCAAATACAAAATTTAGAACAACTGAAATGTTGGATTTCAATGAAGAGGCTGATAGAGAAATAACAGTTTATCAAAGAAATCAATCTACAAATGAACCAACTCAGTACTTAATTAAAAAATATATAAATGCTATTTCTGCTGAATTAAAAAGTATAAAATATAATTTTGGTTCAAATCCTATTGATTTTTCTCAAATTAAATTAGCAGATAAAAATGTAATTGATGTATATGATGTAAGAGATTCTAATGGAAACAAGTGGTACAATGTACCTTATCTTGCACAAGAAATGGTGTATGTTGATTATCCAACTTCAGAACAAACTGATAAAGATTTAGCTCAATTTAAAGATTCAGTATCTAGTATATTACGAGTAATAAAAACTTCAAGAAGATTTACTACAACTATAAATGAAGATAATACAACATCAATTATATTTGGTGGAGGTACTTCTACTAATGATGAAACACTTGTTCCTAATTTTAAAAATGTAGGATTGGGATTAAATTCATCGATAGATAGATTAAGTGAATCATTTGACCCATCGAATTTCTTAAAAACACAATCATACGGTCAAGCACCTACTGGTGAATTCACTATTAGTTACTTAGTTGGTGGTGGTGTTAAATCAAACACATCTAAGGGAGAACTAACTTCTATAAGAAGAATAGAATTTGATGATGATACAAAAACATTTGCTCAAAATGATTTAGGATTATATAGACAAATGAAATCTTCAGTTGGGGTAGATAACGAAGAACCAGCTACTGGAGGTAGAGGAGCTGAAACAATAAATGAAATACGAGAAAATTCATTAGCTATGTTTGGTTCACAAAACAGAGCAGTAACACGAAAGGATTATCAAGTAAGAGCTCTATCATTACCACCTAAGTTTGGTGGGATTGCCAAAGCATATTGTGCACCAGATGGGGAGTTGGATAATAATTCACCATCATCTATATTAAAAAATCCTGAATCATTAAATGAATTTGCAGGACTTGTTCAAAGTATGAACAAGAAAGAACTAGATGAAGAGGATATAAAAGATGAACTTAGAAAATTTTTAAGTGGTAAAAAAAATAATCCTACTGAAAAAAATAATCCATTTGCAATTAACTTATATGTTTTGGGTTATAATTCAAATAAAAATTTATCTACATTAAATAAGGCAATTAAAGAAAATTTAAAAACATATATTGGAGAATACCGAATGTTAACAGATGGTGTTAATATTATAGATGGATTTGTTATAAATGTAGGAGTTGATTTTGAAGTGAGAGTTTATGGTGGATATAATAAGAGAGAAGTCCTTACAAAATGTATAACAGAATTAAAAGAATATTTTAATATAGATAATTGGACTTTTAATATGCCAATTAATATTTCTGAAGTTGAAATTCTGATAGCAGGAATAGAAGGAGTTCAATCGGTACCAAAATGTGAAATTACTAACAAATGTTTAGGAAACTATTCTTCTAACTCATATAATATACAAGAGGCAACTAAAGGTAAAATGGTGTATCCATCTTTAGACCATTCTATTTTTGAATTAAAGTTTCCAAACAAAGATATTCAAGGGAGGGTTGTATAATGTATTATTTCGTAACAGCATCTAAAGATTCAACAATTTTTTTACAACAACCAAGTCAGAATACTGGACTTGATGAGGCTCTTGAGGTATCTAAAATATTTTATGGAAATCTAAAAGATACTGCCAGAGCATTAATAAAATTTGAAACTACAAACTTATCATCATCACTAGCTAGTGGTGAAGTAACAATGAGTTCTGCTGATTTAATTTTAACAGAATATGAATCAAGTGAAATTCCAATTGATTATACAATCTATGCATATCCAGTTTCTCAATCATGGGATATGGGTATAGGAACAAGGTTTGATGAAATATCATCTGATGGAGTTTCGTGGTTAACACGAACTTCTAAAAAATGGTTAGGTACAGGATATAGTACAGGAACAACAGGTTCTTTTAACGGAAATGGTGGTACTTGGTACACTGGTTCTGCTGCATCTCAATCATTTTCATATGAAACATCTGATATAGAAATGGATGTATTAAGTTCAATGAATAGTTGGATTAGTGGTACACTACCAAATGAAGGTTGGATTATAAAACATGATTCTGCTATAGAAAATGATACTGAAGATTATGGACAGTTAAAGTTTTTTGGAAAAGAAACAAATACAATATATCAACCAAAATTAAGAATTGGTTGGGATGATTCCTCATTCTCAACGGGTTCATTAACAGAATTAACTTCGGAAGATATTCATGTTACCTTTAAAAGATTAAAAGCACGATATAAAGAAGGAAGTAGTCCTACAATCAGAGTTTTTGGTAGAGAAAAATATCCTCTTAAAACATATACAAACACATATGCTTATACAGATGTAAAATATTTACCATCAACAACTTATTATCAAATTAAAGATATAGTAACTGGTGAAGTAGTAGTACCATTTAATGATGATTATACAAAAGTTAGTTGTGATTCTAATGGTAATTATTTTAAATTAAATTTAACTAATTTTGAATATAATAGAGATTACTATATAGAAATAAAAACAGTACGAGATGGTGCAGTAGATTATTTTAGTGATAAGGATTTAACGTTTACAGTAGAGGTATAGGATGGGTTTAAAAGATAGATTCAGAATTGATGAACTTGTTAAGAAAGGCGAAAAGGCTATTCCACGAGATGAAGCTAACCGAATTGTTGTGCGAAAAAGTGGTGGAAAACAAATACCACCTGATTTACCAAAGGATGAGATTTATGA